CCGTATAGCTTTGGCTCTACAACTGCATTAGGATTACCCATCATTGACTGCATAGCTCTTAACGCCCATATCGCCGCATCTTTATTGGTATCAGCAACCTTGTTGTACTCCTCAAGCATCCCTTTATCTAGATTCTTACCTGCCCACTCAGTTACATCCTTGAATGCCTGCTCACCTCCAAGTGCATTCTTGACATCTACACCATCTTGCTCGGTTAGCGCTGGTGTATCGCCTTGTGATGCCTGTGCAGACTGAATGTAATTATCTATTACGTCTTTCGATACATTGAAGACTTCAGCAAGAGCTTCATAAGATTCACTTACATCTTCTCCAGCATCGGCTTTCTGCATAACAGCAGCCATGTCTACTCCTTTTTCAGCAAGAGCAGCTACGTTTTCCTTGCCATAAAATTCACCAGCGGCTTCTGGCGTATAAGAAAATTCTTCAGTAGTTTCTGCTGGCTCTTCAGAGGAAGGAGTACCAGGAGCTTCAGCCTCTTGAGACTGCCCCTTCATTCTTTCTAACTCTTGATAAGCCTTAATAACATCTTCTCTTGAGGCGTTCTGAAACTTCTCAGGAATAGAAGACTCACCTTCTTGTATTTGTTCAACAAGTTTCTCTTGTCCAGGGGCAATCATGCCCTCTTGTTGTTCTGGTACTGAAAGTTGTGGAGTTTCGGTCATGGTTATTCAGGAGGTTGTTCTTGAGCCATCTGCATGTCCTGTTGTGTTTGGGCAGCATTGGCTAGTTTTTGAGGATCGGCCATTCCGCCCTGCATTGCCTGAGCTACTAATGCTTGTTGCTGCTGTTGTTGCATCTCTTGCATTAATTCTTGCTCTGACTTAACAAGGCCAACAATGTCGATACCCATTGAGTACGCCAAACGCTTAATCATTTCTGATGGCTTGACGTATTGAGCCAGGGCTTCTGGCCCCATTGTCTGTCCAAGTGTTTGGACAAACCTCACTAACTGCTCAAGATCATTTCCTCTACCAATAGCGGCTAAACCAACCGTCATAACTACCTTCACGTAATTCTCATCCATCTTTGGAACCTTGCCTTCTCTCTCTAAAATATTGAGCTTTCTTGAGACATAAGGATACTGAAATTCGCTCGTTAAAATAGAGTAAATAGAACCCAAAGAGTTCTCTATTTCCAACGCTTGTAGCCTTATTTCTTCGGCTGTAACTCTCTCTGCATCACGAGGATTTGAGAGCATAAATGCCTGCGAAAGTCTTGCTTCTATTTGTTGCTTAGCTTGCATCGCTACTGACATGTCCTGACTTTTTTGGACTTGCAAAGCCAGTACATCATTAGGATCTCCCGTCACAAAACTTCCATTAGGAGCCTTTGCTAAATCAGCGGCCTTCGTAACCCCTGAAGGTTTAGTCAGAAATAAAATTTTCGATGAGGCTAATGCTGATTCCGCTAATGCTTGGCTTAATGCTTCTACTGTTTGAAGATCAGCTAGGGCAGCAGATTCCACATACGAAACCCCGTAACTTGCCCCATCGATCTTCGTCATTCGCAGGGGAATCCACGGAGAGACATCCACAGGAGAACGACCTTCGGTGCCAGGGATAAGCTTGTTTTTTGCTTCCTGGTGCCAGGTGACTGTATTTCCCTCCCACTTGATACACGTATAGATACGGCACCGCTTTTCACGATTTGCTTTTCCAGGTAACTGCTCTTGGCTTTCAATTCCCTTAAGTTCATCATCTTCCTCCGATAGCATTTGTTTTACGACATCAGGCAATACCTCGTAAGCCAACTCTTCAGCAACAACTGCTTGAAGTGGATTGCCCATTGGATCTCTCTGAACAACAAACTTGTTGAGATGGAAGACCCTTAGTCCTTCTGAGGAGACATAAAGCAAAGCATTACCGCTAACAAGTAAATGCAATAGCGCTTCATGGAAAACTGTTCGATCATTACTTGCTTCGATCTCTCTCAATACCATCCTTTCAATCTTGCTTAACGCTTCTTCTGTCTCTGATCGTTGCTCTGGTGTAACTCCTTCTTTTGCTAACTGACCTTCATCAAGTGAAAACCTGAAGAACTGTTGAGTTGGAGGCAGTAAGGCCAACAACATGCGACTCGCTAAATTCAGAACACCTCTGGCGCCGATTCCATTCCAAGGCACTGGATAATCCTCTTTTGAATCACTGGATAGATCATCAGAATCCTTGATTAGATAAGGAATTGTTAGACGAGAACAACTCCTAGCCCGATCAAGGTAATAATTCCTTTCAAGCGACAAAGATTCATATATTTTTGCGGCATAAAACTCAGTTTGTTTTGATGCTTTCTTGGATTTGGAATAAGCCATTTAGTTATACAGAGATGTTTGTGCCTGCTCCTCTTCCAGAAGCACCTTGAGAAGCAATTCTCAAAGAAGCTTGTGTCGTTTTTGCAGATCTAGTTCTAGCTTTCTTTGTATTAACTGCTGCTGTTGGCGCTGACTTACGTTGCTGAGAAAGAATCTTCAAGGAACCAGTTACGGCACGACCTCTTGCTTTAATTCCTGCAAGTTTTGCTTGGTTTTCTGCTCTTAAACCTGTTGCCGTTTCATCTTGATCAGCTAAAATCCTTGCTTGATCTGCTTCCATTTTCTGTAATTGCGCTCGTTGTTGAGCGCCAGTTGCTTCTCTAGCTCTTGCTAATGCAGCTAATTCTTTTCTTCTTTGCTCTGCTTTCCGATCAGCTTCTTGCTGTGCTCTTTTTGCTGCATTTTCAGCAGCAGTCACACCAGAAACATCTTTAACTGTGTTTTTAGCCTTCTTTACTCCATAACTAACAGCATCAGTTGCAAGATTTGCTGCACCTCTAACAACATTAGTTACTGCTTTAACGGGATTACCACTACACATTACGCATAACCTCCACTAGAAATATTGAGGCCAGCACCCGCAGCAGCAGGAGCGGCGGACTTGCCAATCTTTAAAGTCTTAGTTCCAGTCTTTTTCTTTGTTCTTGCCGCAGTTGTTTGAGCGCCTTCTGGCATAGCAGTTTCTTGAACTGTTGTGGCATAAGCCTGTGTTTGTTGAGCGGCAGAAGCGGCAGCAGCAGCAGTTGCTTCACTAGCCAATCGTGCCTGTAAATCTTCCGTATCTTGATTTGCCTGATCAATTTGCTGCTGCAACTGAGTTTGAAACTGACTTTGTTGATCAGAGATCTGCTGCTGGAAAGCGTCTAATGATGCTTGGTTTGCATCAATATCTTCCTGACTTGGCCCCTGGTAGACAATATTCGGGGCTTTTGATCCAAAGCACATAATGATTCCTCCTTAAGTAATGTTTAGGCCAGCGCCAGTAGCCGATTTTTTGGCGACCTTGCGACCAATACGCAAGCTTTGCTTTCCTTTGACTTTTTGTAATCCTCTATCTCTTGCTCCAATCGTAAAATTTGTTGCTGATTTCTCTGGTGGTGGTGGGCCAGCCATTTCAGCAAGCATCCTTGCCTGTCTATCTACGTTTTCCGCTCTAATTCTTGCTTGTTCATTGACTTTCGTAAGAACAGACTGCTTCTCAAGTCTTGCTGTATTTAATTGCCCCTGAACTAATCTTGTTTCATTGTCGATCTGACGTTGAATCGCCTCTTTCTGCAAATTAAATTGCTTATCGTAAGCGTTGTAATCAGGTTGAGTAATTGTTGCTGCTTTTCCACCAAAGCACATCAGACCACCTCCGTCCCTAATGGATTTTGAGCCTGTTCTTCATACTGGTTTTGAAGCCAACGAACAACAGAGACTTGCCCTGAGTGATACCAAACTTCTTTATCAGATAAATTAAGATCAGGAGCCTTGTCAGGAAACTTCTCAGTCAAGGCAGCAACCAATTTAATATCGATAGGTGGGAGAAAAGTCACTCTACGGGGTTGTATTACTTATAAGAATATCGGTAAAACCTCTTTTTTGTAACCTATGTTTATGATGTAATCAAATATATACGTCCTTGTAGAATGAAAGACATCACCGAGAAGTTGGCAGATATACACGAATTAATAGTCGATCAGGTGTTTGAAGACCTACAGAATGGAGATCGAAAGGCAAGACAAGAAGCAATGATGCTTCTCAAGCAAAATAATGTAACTGCTACAGCAGCAGAAGGTACGACACTAAGAAAACTACAAAATAAATTAGATTTCTCTGGCATGGCAGACAAAGTTGTACCGCTTAAACTCCCAGACTCCGTTTCCTAACTCCTCCATAAGATCTACCTGCTGCTTGTTTCTTAGTCCAACCCATACAAATTGAATCAATAGATCCAATAGTTTCATCTCTCCAGGCTTCTAACTCTGCTTCTGCAAGTGCATCTGCTCTGGCACGTTTTTGAACCTGCTGATCTAGCGCTGCGCTTTCGACAAAAAAGCTAACTGCTATTGCTAAAGCATCTAAACGGTCATCAAAAGAAAGGCAAGCTCTTTCTTGAGTGAGTCTTGAGCCTTGAAAAAATAAAGAACGACTATATCCATGCTCAGGATCTTCATCATGCAAGCGATAATCCTGCTTAACGACCTTGCTTGTAACAATTAATCTATGTTGTTGTATCAAAGGGCCAAGAGTATCGCAGAGGCGTTGTTCTTTACGGGTGTTATGCCTTACTTCTTCAATTGTTACAGGATGTTCTCTCATTAAGTGTGGTTTTAAGAGGGCGGAGAACATTCCATCACCCATATTGGATTCAGCCACGACATAATTGACTTCCCATTTCTTAGCAACCTTTGCTAAGTGCATTAAAACTTCATCGGCATAGCCAAGAGTGGAACCCCCACTCTCTAAAAGGAACATATTTCCATTTAATTCTGCTAAAACTGACCACGCTAATTCATCTTGGCCACGACCGGCAGGATCCACCGATAACACACAGCGCCAGTGTTCATCACGTGTTACCCAACCATTATGAAAGATTGGCTTGTGATAAAACCTATCTGATCCCATACCAACGCATACCAAATCTTGCAGTCGTTGATCTGGTTGATTAGACCAAACGACAGTTTCAGGAAGGGCTGTTCCATCTATATCCATCACCATCAAGTCACCAAGACGAATAGGAAATCTATCGAGATTAGCTAGTCTCGTATTGAGCATGAACTGCAACTCGAAAGAAGCCTTTGTCATAGAGGCTTTTCGCTGGAGGATGTCTTCGTGACCAAATCTTTCTGGATCCGTAGGCTCCTCCTGGAGAGCGATGTCCGAGATGACCTCCTCTTGGATCGCAGGATCGAGGTTGCCTTCGTAGCAATCAAAGTCCTTGGGATACAAAGCAGGCCAGTATCTAGCCGAATAGTTCCTTTCTCTTACAAGACGAAGATAAATTGATGTTTCAGTATGAGGCGTACCTAGATAAATAATCTTCCGAGGTAATATCTGACCTTCATCAGGTTTAATGATTGATTGAATTTCTTCTACAGCATGAGCAACTCTTTCTTGCTTTAACTGTGTAATTACATTTGCAAGTGTCTCTACATCATCAAGAATTGCACAAGTACAACGCTGACCAGTGGTCTGACCCATAATCCCCATCGAACGAACAGACGGAGACTGTTCTTTGCTACCAGGGCCAACATCAAAAGCTACATTACTAAACCTATCTGTTGTTCCAGGCATAAGACACTCAAGAATATCTACTTCTCCAATACACCTCAACATAAAAGCAGAAAAGTCTGTTGCCTTCACTGCCGTTGCAGAGACAACAAGAATCTTTTCATTGGGATCTACTCTTAAACGCCATAAAGCATAAAAAGACGCAAGAATACTTTTCCCTAATCCCCTAAATGCAACAGTCAAACTCTTATCAGGGCCATTCTGCATCCAATCACATACAGAAACCTGCTGCTTAGTTGGATACTCAGCTAAAGCCAACTCCCGCAGCAGATAACAAGTGAAATTTGGAAAACTATCTCTTAATTCTTCAGGTAATGGCTCCCAAAGTTGATTCATTCTCCTTCTTCTTCCTCTTTCTTCTCTTCTACTACAACAGGTGCATCCTGCACATAATAATTAGCAGGCTTCTTTGCTTTCAGTGTGTCATCTTTTACACAGCAAGCTCCTTCAAGTCCTAAATCCAATCTTTGATTGTTGGTGAGATAAGGCATAGTTCCCCATAAAACTATTTCCATTGTATAGACAAAAACAACAAAACCTCCAATTAAGGAGGTCTGTCTAACCCACGCTGACCACGACCAAGCAGCAAGCTTCAGGGCTACAAACAGTCTAACAAAACCGTCTAGTCCGAGGTTCCCTTACTTCGTGATACCTATCAGGCCTATTCTTTGCATCCTCTTTCCTCCTCTTCTCTAAATACTCCTTCATCCCTGCCCTATCTGTCCTCAACCCATCAGTCAACCCATGCTTATCCCATCTCTCCTTCCTCATCATCTTCTTATACTCATACCTCTGCCTCGCATCCATAGTTCGATAACCATACGTCTTCCTCTCTTCCTCCATCAATAATCCCCCGTAGAACAAATAGCTTGCATATCATACCGAATTATGTTTAGATTGGAACCGTTATCAGTTCCTTAGGCAAGAACTTACATATATTCTTACTCAGATCTAACCATACCCTTTATCGAGAGGTCTTAGAGAGTTCTCTCCAGATCTTACCTCGATATAGTTGGCAGGGGAATCTCTGGGATGCACTGTTAAATCTTCATTTTGGGTCTCACGATTAAGTACCCAAATCGATGTGACCTTAACTGTTTTCCCCCTTTGGCCCCCTCGATTGGACTATTTAAACGGATTTTTTCCCTGATAAATGACACTTTTGAATGGATGGCCCTGGGGTGCCTTGGTGTCACTGGGATTAACTCACATTGGTGATGTGAATTGGTTGCCTCGGCCCTGGTCGCTGGCTTCCTGCTGGTCGATTGATGGTCGAACACCTAAAGAAGTACCCGCCTGAGATCTACAGAGAACTAATTAGGTTAAGTTTTATTACATTTTAACTATACACATCTGCATAGTTCTACGGCTTAGCTAATGTAGGTTATCTCTGGCAATTACCACGACCACCAGGGACGCACCTAGACAAATGGCTACACGTTCAATGATCGGCTTACAGGCCGAGGATGGCACTATTGAGGCAATTTATTGCCACTACGATGGCTATCCAGAATATCAGCTTCATACATTGAGGAAACATTTCTCGAGCCCTGAGAAAGTAAGAGAACTTATGAAAGGCGGAGACATTAGCAGCTTATGGACTGCTCACGATTGGGAGAGACAACCAAAGGAAGAAGGGCCGCTCTACTACAACGAGAGAGGGGAATCTACTTCCAGCAGGTTTTATGACTCAGTCGGTGAATATTCTTTAGGCGCTTTTGACTGTTCCTGCGAATGGGTTTACTACATAGACCAGGGCGGGAATTGGAATCATCATCAATGTGATCAAGGGTTTGACAGCATCACATGCCCTCAAACTGTTGACTCTGAAGCATGACGGCAGCATGGAGGCCTTCGGGTCTCCACGATGCCCTCACAAGCATCTACCACGACCAACAAAGAGGTATTAAGTGACTAAAGAAGAACATCCAATCTCAGGCCGTCAGTATTTACTGATTGGCGGCCCTGGAGATAAATGTATTTCTAATGGTAATGATTGGCATGAATGTTTAATCCAGGAGGACAACAAAACAAAAGTCCAAAGGGAGAAACAATCAAACATTTTTGATAATTAATTACCAATGATCAAAACACTAGCGGCAAGATTATTAATTTTCTTGCCTCCTCAATTCGTTTACGTCTTTCCCGACTCTGTGATTTATGAGGCTTGCCACATTATGAACAGGGAAATCAAAAGCAACGAATGACGACATCCTGGAGGGCTTTCGAGCCTTCCATGATGTTCTCATCATTGAGACATCAACCACGACCTAAACCTATTTTTTTATGGGCTTACATATTGAAATTTATCGGCATAACGATTGGGGAGATTGCACCAATAATGGTGTGACCTCACAAGAAAGAAACCATAAAGGCTTATGCCTCACTAATGTCGATGGGCCTTTTGATCCTGATGAAGATTATCCAGCTTGCAAGTTGGAGAAAGTTACACATCATTGGGGATCACATGTCAGGATTGTTCCTGATGAAACAGAAGGGAAATGGTCAATGATGGGCGGTAACTATGCCGCAACGTCAGATAGTCGATTCAATGAAGCTATAGAAAAAATGCTAGGGCATAATTTCTATGGCGCTCTTCCAGTTCACGACAGAGTAGAAACTGTTGATGGAGGTGGAAATTGATAAACATCACACCTAAATCCACTAAGCCTGAGATTATTCAGGCTTCAATGGAATACATCGACTTAACTGATAGACAGATCAAGCGCCAGAAGGAAATTAATTTATTTTTATTCTGGTGTCTTGGTGTCGTATCTGTTTATGCCTTGATCTTTTAAACCTTTACCGGGTCATCTACTGATGGCCCTTTTTTATGACTAAAAACTCATTTATTCCTTTGCTTGAGAAGTATAAAAAATACGAGAATGTAATGGAGTCGTCTTCTTTTAGTGAAAAGAAATCAGAAGTTTGGTTCACTCCATTAGATCCGAGTATTGATAGCAGCAGAGAAACTGTTTATTTCACATGCACTCAAGACAAAGTAAAAGTAGACAACATTTTTAAATGGCATGCTGACGACCCTGAGGAGAAGCAATGGCTAGAAGAGCATGAGATGACCCATGAAAAATGTTTTGAATACTTAGATCAATTACCAAAACCCTGGTATAAATTCACAACTTCAGTTTCTTATCCAGAGGCAAATGAAAATGACTAAATTCGATAGCAATATGGAGCGGGACATGAATCGGTGTGCCGTGGCCCTGGAGAAACTAACTAAGTTAGTCACTCTTCAACAAGAAGTGCTTGAGTTATTGGCTGCAAAAGAAATTCCAAAACCTCCACTAGATGATTGGGAAATAAGGGAACTGGAAGCAGTTAGAGCAAAAACAGAAGCAAAAGAAAGAGCAAAACAAACAGCGAAAGCAAGAAGGAGGAAGAAGAATGAAACTTAAGCAAGCGATTGCAGGCCACGCCCTCCTATTTATGGGAGGGACTTTGGTATTACCTGCGATTATTTATGTCTTTGTTGCTATGACAGAACCCTTTTTTCTGTTATTGGTAGGAGGCTATTTGATATGGGCAGCAGTTAAGGAGGAAGCACAATGAACAACCCTAGAAAACCTTACGCAAGCAGAAGACGAGAGAGTGAAGCATGGATCAAAAGAATTGAGAAAGAAATCAAAGAATATTCAAAATACTCTTGGTACGATCGAACATTGCATGACAAGTGCATTAAGCACTGTCAGGAAGAGATTAGAAAGGAGGAAGCATGACAGACATCCAAAAGACTGCCAGGCTAATCAACTTATTAAGGATTAATGGTATTCAAGGAGGATTATTAGCTGCGGAGGTCTTGAGCTTTATTGCATCAGGGCCACGCACTTATAAAGAACTAGAAGATCTCACGAATACACCGGTCGGAGTAGTTAGCAGAGTGATCAACAAAATGACTCCAAGAGAAAAGGATGGAGAAATAGTTGAACCAAGACTTCCATTGATTGTTAGGAAAAGAATGAAAGCAAGAAGAGGATATGAATTAACTCTGTCAAAGACTGCTCAAACTATTCTTATTGAAAGTGGGTTCTGCGATCCCGTAGAGATAGAAAGCAATTAGCTTTTTATGAAATAGAACGATTACGGCCCTGAGAACTGCACGTTGTAACAAATGATGCACTCCTCGGGGTCGTATTTTTACTCACTAGACCGTATAGTTTCAATAGTTAAGACCTACCAAGGACAATGCCTTATGTAATTCAATTTGTATCCGTTGTACTCCCTATTGGTAGTAATGGCTTACATTTAGCTGCATACAAGGAATGTTGCGAGGGCAGGGAGGCGGTAGCGCTTCACACCACCGTAGAGCGCCGATCCCTCTCGCCTAATGAATCATGGATTTACGTCAATTGGCACATGCTTTTGAACTCTTCGGGTCTCTTGATCCAGGAGCTTTGCCGTTGCATCACGCACAAATTTTTCTCTTCATTGCGGAAAAGGGATCCACCACGTATAGAGAAATAGAAGAGAAATTTGCTTTAAGTAATGCATCAGCTAGTCGAGTTGTTAATTCACTAAGCAGTCAAGCAAGACACAGACAGACATCACTTGGCCTTTGTGATGTTTATATCGATCCAGAAGAAGGGAGAAGGTACAGAGTGAAGCTAAGTAAGAAAGGCAAAGCTTTATACCGATCCTTAGAGGCCATTAAATAAACCCACAAAACCACGACCAACAATGGGAATTAAGTTAGACCCCAAAACGGGGCAATACCTTGCTGACTTCACGATTGAAGGCAGAAGAATTAGATCAAAAGGAGACACGCCAGATATTGCAGCAGAAAATTGTGAGCGCAGGCTCCGAAAAATTATTAGTGAAGACAGGTTAATAAAGAAAGTATTAGTAAACAAATCCAAAGGGGGTGACTCTTTCACTATGAGTGAAGCTTTAAAGAATAGTGAAACGATTAGATGGGGAGATATGGCTTGTCGTAGAACTGCTATTGGGTACGCCAAAACAGTAGTTGAATATTTCGGCAGGCATACAGCCATAGATAGCATTACAAGGAAAGATATTATCAAGATGAGATTGCATTTCTTGAATAGAAAAATAAAACCAAATAAGCCTTCAACAGTTAATTACAAGGTAAGTACATTAAAAAGCATGATGAACGATGCTTTTCAAATAGAGAAAATAGAACTACCAGATTGGGATACATTGTTCCCTTCATCGTTACCTGAAAACAATACGAAAAACAGAGTCTTTTCAAGAGAAGAAGAAAAACAATTTGTTAGATATTTTTTTGCAATTGGCAAGCCAAAGGCGGCACATTTTTTCACCTGGTTAATAGAAACAGGTTGCAGATTCACCGAGGGTGCAATCGTAAAAGCAAGAGATATTGATATAAGAAAAAGAAGATTAACTATTCCGACAAGCAAAAACGGTTATCCGAGGACGATGCCTTTAACAGCAACGGCAGTTCAAGCGATTACGCCATTTATGCCTGAAGAAAACCCAGACGCAGTTATTTGGAACTATGAATATGCTGAATACAAACATCTTTTCAGTGATGCCAGGGCTGCACTTGGACTAGCTGGAGACAAGGAACTAACCTTGCATTGCACCAGGCACACGTTTGCTACAAGACTAACCGCACAAGGAGTGAGCTTAGTTCAACTTATGCAATGGGGTGGATGGAAATCATTAACCGCTGTTCAAAGATATGCTCATGTAGATATTACGAGCTTAGAAAGGATTGCTGAAGAGATTGATCCTCAATGTGGGCGAATGTGTCAATCTCTCTGAGGTAAGCTAAAAAGTGTCAGAATTGCCAAAAAAAACGCCCAATGGCCAGTCTAGGAGTGAATTTAGATCACATTGCAAATGTGAATTAGAAACGATTACGGGGTTGGAGAGCAATGTTATTGAGTGTGTGACTGCAATAAGGGCTGGCGCTACGGTCATGTATGTCTCACAATTAGCGGGAGAAGCATAATGTGACATGACGCAAATATGGCACTCCGATGAAGAACTAAGAGTTGAACAATTAGCCAGGCAATTAAAGGCTCAATTAAGAGCAAAACAGACTCAATCTTCTATCGAA